ATCTTGCGCTTCTCTGCCATCTCTAAAGAATCCTACTACCCATGAACCCTCAACTAATCCATGAGGAGTTTGTCCTACACCAGATACGCCTGAACTCGATGTTGGTAACATTACTGTTGCCCAAGGGAGTTGATCTGTAGGTAGTTTAGATAGATCATCGGTATGGAATCCAAAGCATCTGACTCGAACACGACTCAAGAATAATGGATCAGCACGGTCTTCAACAACACCGGTGAACCATACAAACTCGCTTTTCATAAAACCCGAAGACATATATTATAACTCCCTTACATTATTTAGATCGTATATGAACCGAATCACGTTTCACTTTAATTGTTGTATAATATCCATCTCCATTAAAGGTATGGACGGTTGAAATGATAAGGTATCTGCCCGAAAGCAATTTATCAACCTCACGGCCAGCACCTGGAGTAGTTTCACCACTCTTTGGAAATGCTAATTCAACGATTGATCCAGACGATAACTCTGAATCACCATGTAAACGAACTGTATGAGCAATTTGATCTAAGTTTTTATAGACCGAGTTCTTACGAGCCGTAACATATGGCATATGCTGATAAAAGTTTAGATGACCAGTGTCGGCCATTGCTAATTCGTTTGTTGCAACATAGATATTGAATGTATCCTTTAGATTTGATGGGCTTACACCTGATACATCAAAGGCTTTATTCCAAGCAATCTCAGACTTAGATCCATCAATCATCGGTGGTGGAGTATCAAACGCATTAAAGTCTATTTGTTTATAGGTCTTATTAGAGATATCAAGTGCATGCGTACGCGTAACATATGCTCCTTCTTTTAAACCTTTATAAGCCGAGAAGCCTAGATTGGAAGATACCTCTAAAATACGTCTACGTTTCTCTTCATAGTCTTCATCCGTTTGTGCTTCATTACCATAAAAGAATCCCTGTGAATATCGATCGTACTCTGTGGTTGTAACCATTGAATCATACGATGCAATCACATGTTTATTTGAATCATTAAAGACTTGATAAGCAAAGAATGGTGCACCACTGTTCGCAACTGCTCTATTGAGTACCGTTGCGATTGCTTCTGAATATGTTACACGAGGTGGAATCCATTTAATTACACCAAGGCCTTGATTGTCTTTAACCTCAGCCGTAACACCAATCTCTTTATAAAGACTTGCTATAATCTCGGTAGGTGTACCAATCTGAGCATGTTCAACACGCTTAAATTTAGAGATAAGACCAAAGTTGCTTATACATCTAAACTTATAAACCTGTAAGTCAGGCTTAATGCGAGAATAGAGTGGCATATCAAGTACATGCCAATCGTGTTGTAGTGTAATTGGCGATTTTGTTTTAGAGTTTTGCCGACGAATGATAACCGTAATCTTTTCGTTACCGGTAATATTTAAGTCTTCCATCATAGACACAGCATCATTCAAATCAATCTCAGCTATGAGTGTCTGTTGAAAGATAGATTCAGTAACAACATATGACGTCACCAACGCTGTAATATCGCGCTCTTTACCATTCGCAGAATATAACATTACCTGCATCCGATAGGATGAAGGATTTACTGCGGTGGTATTTGTTTTATGTTGACCTTGTTGTTTAGGCATTGATTACTGTCTTATATGTTTCGGCAAAGGTATCTACAATTCCAGGAGTAAGTACACGAATAGATGTATACTTATCATTCTCGTCTTCTTCGTATTGTAAGTTTGTTATTGGTATGTATGTGTTCGAATCTGATTCATTAAATGGAATGCGTTCAATACGATTCCCTGATGTATCTACATAATGATGTGGTGCATTAATCTCATTAATGAAGCTAATTTTGTATTGAGAATTATTCTGAAAATTTTCACTGGTTGATTGTAAAAAAAGATTATCTGAACTAGAAAACGTGCCATTCACATTGGTAAGATATAAATGGTTTAAAGACGCGTCAATAGCATCAATAGTTGCTGTAGTACCAGAGGCAGTACCTATTATGGTAGATCCAACTTCAATCTCCTTGGTCGCAACATAATGTTCTATTAGCCCATCGAATCCTATTTTTGTTTCGGGTAATACAACAAGTCTATTATATTTGTTTTCAGCAAACTGAACTAACTGATTATAGCTCTTAGGCCAGTTATGTAATCCGGCTCGAAGGTGTTCGTTAATTAAAAAGAAAGTCCAAAAGTATTCGGGTGTTTCATACAATTCAAACGATACCTGATCGGGTCTCATACCATCTTGAATATCATACAAAATATACGCATTAGCGTTATCGATCTTATCAATATCAACCTTGATACCTCTGAATAGATCAACTACAACCTGTTTAGAATTTGGATCTTTATAATCGGTCTGATAAGATGTAAGTGGAAACTTACGAAAGAAATTAAGCATATAGATTCTCTCCGCTTATGATTTCGTTCTTGTTGAGGACCTTTGTCTCTTGGAACGTAAGAGAAATATCAACTTCAACTGGAGCGCCAGTAGCAAAATGTAAATGTGATGAGGCATTAAAGTTAGTGTTAAACGCTGTAAGGAAACACTCATGAATCTTTGGATAATAAATGTTTTCGGTGCCCTGACTAGTATATAACTTAATCTCCCACTTTGCGGGATATGATAGAATATAGTTAGCAGGTCCTGGCTCGGGATACATATTATGTCTAAAGAATTGTTGAATCTCTTTAATCTCTTTTGAATCGTCGGCCGAATCAGCAATAAGTTTAAAGTTAAACACATAGCTACGAATAGACATGTTAGTAAATTGCGCAGTTGTATTTGGATTGGTTACAATACCTTTTGCTAATCCATAAGTAGAAGCAGGATCTAGTCCGGCAGTTAACCCAGCATCCTTTGCGATCTTTAGTGCTAACATTGTTTTAACGTCTGCGTTACCTTGTACTGCGTTTTGCATATTTGTAACTGCGGCCGCCAATGACTCTTCGGTATTATCACCACCAATTCCCTGAATAAGTTTAGAACCAATTGGACCCATATCAAATGTAGTGTAACCTGCACCATCTTGAAATGCAACGTTTGTTGGGTGATATAGAGAGCAGTGTCCCAATGGTTTACCACCTTTACCATACGTAAACTTCTGAGCAGTAAAGCTTACAAAGGGAGTACCAGCATTAAAAAGATTGCTAGGGTAGACTAGTGATTTCATACGTTATTTTATCCCTAATAAATAGATAAATACACAAGTATTTATATGTTATTTATAAGGCAATGTAGTGGCAAAAACTTACAAAGGAAAGTATAAGGTTAAAAAACCTGAGAAGTATATGGGTGATCCGAGTAATGTGCAATATCGATCACTATGGGAACGTCAGGTTTTTCGTTGGTGCGAGGATCGAGACGATGTGATTGGTTGGTCTTCCGAAGAAGTAGTCATACCTTATATTTGTAAGACCGATAATAAACCACATAGATACTTTATGGATTTAAAGATTAAATTCTCTAACGGTCGTATTCTATTAGTAGAGATTAAACCAAAGTCACAAACAATACCACCAAAGAAACCAGCACGTCAAACGAAGCGCTATCTGAATGAGGTCATGACATATATTAAGAATGAATCAAAGTGGAAAGCTGCAACTAAATATGCTAACCAACGTGGATACACCTTTGAAATCTGGCATGAAGATTACTTGGCATCCCTCGGTATTAAATTACTATTAAAATCTTAGTATACCCCCTACCTCAAAGGACTCTTTAATATTATATCACAAATCAATCAATTTGTACATATAAATACTCTATATATTCAATCATAAAAGATTACGGTAATATGGCATCTTCAATTTTTCAAAAGTTAGAGCAACAGGCGTTTAGAGCAGGTGTCGCTCCACGTACTGAAGAATCACGCAAATGGTTCATGCAAAAACTAAAGAACATGCGCGTGAATCGAAGAAATACTTTATCATCTGAAGAGCTTACAAAAGTAACACGGCCTCGTATTGGTAATATGTATATGTACTTTTATGATCCAAAGACGAAGGAAACACTTCCTTATTATGATAGATTTCCTTTGGTGATTATGGTTGAACCTGCAAAGGGTGGGTTCTATGGAATTAATCTACACTACCTATCGCCAATCTTACGTGCACGTCTCTTTGATTCGCTTTTAGAGACAACAAATAATAAGAAGTATGATGAATCAACTAAGATGAAAATACGATGGGAACTACTAAAATCAGTAAGTAGATTTCCGGGTGTATTACCATGTTATAAAAGATATTTGTATTCACAGATTCAACAAGTACCAGTAAAAGTATCTGCACCCGAGTGGGAGATTGCGGTATTCTTACCAACAGAACAATTTGTAAAGTCTAGCAAGCGAGTTGTTTGGTCTGACTCTAAAAAGAATTTAAGAGGTTAATGAGAAATGATTTTCACAAATCCGGTTGATGATTTAGCATCACGTATTAATCAACGTGGTGGCTTGGCTCGTTCAAACTTCTTTGCTGTTACGTTCTTTGGTCCAGCTAGTGTGAATCCCAATCAATATTTGTTAAACGCACTACTTGAATCAGCATCGATTCCTGGTCGTTCCATCTCAACATTTGAGCATGGTACAACAACACAGCCAATTAAATATCCATATTCGTTTATTAATGATGATGTCACTCTTACATTCCTTGTAACGAACGATTTCTATATGAAGAACATCTTTGATAAGTGGATGAAACATATAGTGGATGACGAAACAGGTAAGATCTATTATCGTAAAGACTATGTGAGTGATGTGACAATCACCGTATTGGATTTAGACGCTGATATGATTTATAAATGTACTCTACAAGATGCGTATCCAATTACGATGAATGCCATTGAGTTATCAAACGCAAATGAAAATGGTTTAATTCGTATAAGTGTTACATTAACATATAAGAACTTTATAAGTCAATCAACATACTTCTCATTTGCTACAGCATTTGCCGATATTCTAAATGCTATTCAGATTCCAAACCCCTTCATGCCAGGATTACCATTTAATCCCTTTGGTGATATTGGTGATCAGCTGCAAACAATGTTTAAGTTTGCAAAGGGTGAAATTGCAGGTGAATATAACTCGGTCATGGCTGATGTGACAGATCAAATTCGTAAGAAGATTAATGAGTCCTTTGCTTCAATTGTAAAACCATATCAAGGTTCAGTAGGAAGTATTGTGGATCAAGTAAGTGGTAAAATAAAATCACTCTTTGGTGGCGGTGGAAATGCCACAGCATCATCAGGTGACTTTGCTAAATCATTATCGTCAGCTACAAGTGACTTTGTGGGTGGAGTAAAGTCTGTTGCAACAACTATCGTTGATAGAACATCAAGCGGTATTAAAAGTTTATTTGGTTAATTAAATTATTAAACATATAGCATGTTTATATTATAGGAGAGAAATGAAATGGCGTTACCTAAGTTAACAAGTGCAAAGTATAGTTTAGATGTACCAAGCACCGGTGAGACAATTGAATATAGACCATACCTAGTAAAAGAAGAAAAGATTCTAATGCTAGCAATGGAATCACGTGATCGTAAACAAATGATTACTGCTTTACGTGATGTAATATCTGGTTGTACCGAAGGAAAAATTAATATTGAGAAGTATACTCTCTTTGATTTAGAGTATATCTTTATTAAGTTAAGAAGTAAATCGGTTGGTGAGACTTCGAATGTTGGCGTTAAATGCCAAGATTGTAGTACTCAAAATACTGTAGAAATTAA